TAAGATCAATACTGGTACAACCACTGCATATCAAACATCTCAGAACACAGCCGCAGTATCACAAGATATTGCAGACAACACCCTTACTGTAAATGTAAATACAATTGCAGGACAACAATCAGTATCTAAGCAAGCATTACTACGCGGATACAACATTGAGGGAATTGTTCTAGGTGATTTGATCCGTGATTATCACACTAAGTTGGATAACTCACTTCTAAATGGATCAGGATCAAACGGACAACCATTAGGTCTATTAAATATGACCACTGGAGTTCTAGTAACTTACACAGCTACAACCGGTACAGTTGCAGGTCTATATCCAAAGATTGCTGATGCAATTCAACAAATCCAAAGCAATATCTATGTAAATCCAAATGCAGTAATCATGCACCCACGCAGATTAGGTATGCTATTGGCTGGAGTAGATAGTCAGAACAGACCATTGATTGTGCCACAGGCATACAATCCAATGAACGCAATGGGTACAGGTAACGGCACACCTACTTATGGTAACTCAGGTTACTCAATTCTAGGATTGCCAATTATCGTTGATGCTAACATTGCAACAAATCAAGGTGCAAGCACAAATCAAGACACAATCTTTGTGGTTGATTTGAATGAAGCCCATCTATGGGAAGAAGCCGCCGCACCAACCTATGTTACATTTGAAGAGCCATCAGGCAAGGTTGCAATCAATATCGTTCTATTTGGTATGTCAGCATTTACCGCAGAGCGTTATCCAAAAGCAATTGCACAAATTAACGGCACAGGTTTAGCAACACCAAGTTTCTAAACCAATAAGTTTCCAGGCCGCTACCCTTCCAGTGGCCTGGATTCTAACTATGATCGGTATTTAATGAATGGAGTTTGTCTAATGTCCCAGGGCAGTACAGGATTTGGATACCGATCATGGCTATAACAAATGGATATGCAACATTAACTCAAATTAAGGCTTACATGTCTATATCAGATAATACTGATAATGACCTGCTAGAAGATTTAGTTGAATCAGCTTCAAGATCAATTGATCGGATTGCTAATAGAAGATTTTATTTAGATGCCGTGGCATCAGCGCGGCTTTATCGCGCCTATTCAGATATTTTTGTTTATGTAGATGATATTGGTACTACATCAAGTTTAGTTGTACAAACCGATTCAAACGGCAATGGCACATACGCCAAAACTTTAACTTTAAATCAAGATTACATTTTAGACCCCTTAACCGCATCATCTTTAGGCCGCCCATTTACACAATTGACTATGGTGTCTAATACTGAAACCTGGCCAATTTTCCCAGGGCTAACACAAAATGGATTACGCCCAGGTGTGCAAGTAACTGCAAGATGGGGCTGGCCGTCAGTACCGGATGATATAAATATGGCTTGTTTAATTCTTACTGCCGATTTGTATAAGCGTAAAGATGCACCTGGTGGCATATTAGGATTAGGTGATTTAGGCGTAGTTAGAATGTCCCCAATCGGTAGAGATGTAACTGCAATGGTCAGAGCTTACAAAAAAGAAGTTATTGCATGAATCCCAGCACAGTTAGAACTAACCTTAAAACTGCCTTAAGCACAATTACAGGTATGCGAGTATTTGACTATGTGCCGGACTCTACAAATATCCCAACCAATAACGCCTTTGCAATAGTCGGCCAATTATCAATGAATTATGATTACACACTAAATAGAGGATTTGATTCTGCAAGCTGTCAAATCATTGTCGTAGTTGGCAGAATGAGTGAAAAAGATGGACAATCAAGATTGGATGGGCTACTTGCTTCATCCGGTTCTACTTCAATTAAAACCGCTGTTGAAGCAGATAAAACTTTAGGCGGTGCTGTTCAAACTCTAAGAGTTGTGTCTGCAAGCCCTGGCACAATTACATCCGCTAACATTGACTACCTAAGTTATCAATATGCGGTTGAGTTGATAGGTTAGTAACGAGAGGAAAAATATGGCCATATTTATGGGTAACAAAGTTGCCGTCATATTCGGTAGTACTAATACTATTACTGATCATGTCAGCACTGTCAGCCTTGCACGAGAAATTGATCAGGTTGAAATCACAACAATCGGGGATACAGTACAAAACATGATAGGCGGAATTGAACGCCCTACATTAAATCTTGAACTGTTCAACGATTTTGCGGCATCATCTGTGAACGCATTATTTGAAGATGCTTTAGGCACAAAGGTTAATATCAAGTTAATCCCAGTAGCCGGTACAGTATCTGCAACAAACCCAAGTTATACAATGTCATGCTTAGTATCATCATGGACACCTATCAATGGTGCTGTTGATGCGGTAGCAAGCGTATCTGTATCACTGCCGGTAACTGCATTAACAAAATCAACAAGCGCGTAATAAGAAAAGGGTGGGACAATGCACAAAATTGAAATTGTTAAAAAAGATGGTAAGAAAGTAACCTATGATCTTACGCCATCCGCAAAGGTGGCGTTTGAGGCCGAATTTAAAACAGGCTGGCGTAAGAGATTAGGCGAGCTACAAATGGAAAGTGATCTATGGTGGTTTGCCTGGCGTTTAGAAAAGGATGCCGGCAAAACTGAACTTTTATTTGGTGATGATTATATCAATCAGTATTTAGATGTTGATTTGATATATGACTCAAAAAATGGATAGACCGCCACGGCCAAATTTACGAAATCGCTTCCGTGTCGGTTGCAACAGGTATCAGCCCTAAAGATTTGTTAGAGGTTGATCCAGCGATTTATGCAGCCATAAAAGCCATTTTGCAAGAACGCCAATTCAAAAATAAAAAGGCAACAGTAAGGCGGAAGTAATGCAAGCACCTACCTATTCAGGATTGCCTGGCAGAACTAGGTCATTGTCGGCTGTGCCATCAATCTATGTTGAAAACTTAGATGAGTTAATTGCAAAAATGAAAAAAGTTGATCCTGATTTGCAAAAAGAATTTAGGCGCGGATTAACTAAAGCTGTAAGACCTGTTGCAAAATTGGCACAAAGTTTTGTACCACACTCACCATTCCCAGGCTGGCGCGAAATTGAACCTAACTACCCACCACAATGGGGTTGGGCTAATGATCAAGCACATAGAGGTAGAACTATTGGTAAAGATAAAAGAAGCCGTTGGAAGTGGTCGCAAACAGAAGTTATACGCGGCATTAGAGTAAGTACTGCTAAAACTAAAGTACAAAGAATTAAAGGCGTTACATTTGGTGTAACTGCAATAGCCGTCATAAATAAATCTGTACCAGGTATAATTTATGAATTAGCAGGTTTTGGATCATCAAGATCACGCGGTAGAACTAGGCGCGTAAGTCGTAATCCAAATGCAAGTGAAGCATTTATCGGTAAATTGCAGGGTACTGCCAATGGTGGTTACAGAGAAAAAAGATTGATTTATAGGGCATCTCAACAATTAGGTGGCCAAGTAAATGATAATCTATACGGAGTATTAAAAAAATATCTAGGCAAAGAATTTAGAGGTTAATCATGGCATTGAGTCAATATGTAGCGATTAACTTTTTAACTAAGTTTGATAAAAAAGGTTTAGAGCGTGCCACTAAAGAGCTAAAAGGTTTTGACAAACTAGTAGCTACTGGCACATTTAGATTAAAAACTTTTGCTAAAGCCGGCGCAATTGCGGCCGCAGCCGGTTTGACTATTTTTGCTAAACGATCAATTGAAGCGGCTTTAGCTCAAGAAAAATTAGATAAGCAATTACAATTATCTTTAAGAAGCCTAGACGAAGAATTTAGATTCCCTGAAATTAAGGGGTTTTTAGATACTTTAGAACGCGCTACAAATGTTACTGGCGAACAGCTAGTACCTGCATTTAGAAAATTGGTAACTCAAACCGGAGATTTACAATCAGCACAATTTTTATTAAGCACAGCCTTAGATACAGCCGCTGGCACAGGTGTAGATTTAAACACTGTTTTAGATGCCATAAATAAAGCCGCAATAGGCAATTACAAATCAATAGTATCGTTAGGTATTGGATTTACCACGGCAGAGGCAAAAGCAGCTGGATTTACTAAAATTATTCAAAGCCTTGATAAGTATCAGGGTGCGGCAGAAAAACAAACCAAAACATTTTCAGGTCAATTAGAGTCATTTCAAATAAGCGCGGGTAAAGCTACTGAAACTTTAGGTTTAGGATTTTTAACCGCAGGCGCATACATAACCGGCGCACAAGGTAAATTAGATGTTTTTGGTGCAACCCTTGAAACTACTGCCACACAATTTTCAGATATTTTAGTTGGATCAGCAAAATCATTTGGCGATAAAGGTTTAGGTGGTTATTTAGATTTAGCGTTAGTCGCACTAGAAGGTTTAGTTGGCGAATCAGTAACCCTACAAAAATTGGAAAAAGAAGGCATTAAAATAAGAGAACAGCGCATACTGCAAGAACGCGGCTATTTAGGTTTATCACAATTAACTATTGATGCGCTAGAACAACAAAGATTATATGGCAAAAAAGAATTAACCACAGAACAAATCTTGCAAAAAATACAAAAAGATATTTTGGCTAGAGAAAAGAAATTGACCAAAGAAAAAAAATTACAAAGAACATTTGATGAAAAGAAAACCCAATTAGAAGGTATGTTTGACCTAGAAAAAATAAACCTACAAGCTGCATTGAGTAGAAAATTATCAGGCGAAGATCAAATCCGCGTAGAGATACTTAAGAAGTTGGCAGAGGGTACAGCCGAAGCAATTGATGAAGCGGCTAGATATGCAGACGTATTAAAGGTAATTGAAGATGGTCAAATCACAACTGAAGAAGTTGAAATGCTGGCTGAAAAATGGGGAATAACTGGGCTTGAAGTTATATTGTATTTAAAACTTTTATTTGACTCTAATGAAGAATTAAGAAAAATGTTAGGGTTATTAGATGAAATTGGCAAAAAGGCCAAAGGCATTAGTTTTAGATTTGATCCGGCAAGATTTAGAATGGGTGAAGAAAAAGATAGAATTGGCGAGCCTGAATTACCTGAAAGTGATGAGCAAGAAAGACTAAGAAGATTTCGTGAATTAGGTGCGCCTGAATTTGCATTAGGTGGCATTGTTACTAGACCCACCGCCGCCATAATTGGTGAGGCTGGGGCTGAGGCAGTAATTCCATTAGATCAGATGGGTAGTATGGGTGGTAGCGTAAATATCAATGTTGCCGGATCAATTATTTCCGAAGGTGAATTACAATCAGTAATTCAAAATGTTTTATACAACATGAACCGCGCAGGATCGGTAAGTCAATTAACTAATTTAGGTAGATAATGCCAGCCGCTAATTTAAGTGTTGAAATAGATTTTTCTAATGGTGCAACATTTGATCCGGCATTAGTTTTAGATGATCCAGCAACCCCATTAGATAAAGCGGTGTTAGGCACAGATGCCTCAGATGTAATTGACATAACACCTTATATGACACAATCTTTTATTAAACGCGCATTTAATAGATCGGCAGATTCCTTTGTGGGTGGCAATGCAAGAATTGTTTTTGTAGATCAAACAGGTGAGTTTAACCCAGCCAATACATCTTCACCTTTATTTGGCAAAATTAGGCCAATGCGTAAAATTAGATTTAGGGCAGAATTTTTAGGTGTTACCTATAACTTAGGATCATTTTATATTCAACAATGGGACTACCAAAGCCCTACCGGATTTGATCCGGCTTATGTAACTTTAAATTGTGTAGATGGATTCCAACTATTAAATTTATCAACTTTAACTACTGTTACAGGTGGCGTAGCAGGTCAAACAACCGCACAAAGAATTACGAGTTTATTAGATGCCGGCGATTGGCCAGGCGGTATGAGAGAGATTTCTACAACTGCAACTACAACTGTCCAAGCTGATACCGGCGCATCTAGATCATTATTATCAGCCTGTCAAACAGTAGAACAAACTGAGTTAGGTGCTTTTTTTGTTAATGAATTAGGATTTGTAGAATTTTTATCTAGGGCAGATATTGTCACATTATCAGGTGGTACACCTACATTGTTTAGTGATCAAATAGGGTCAGGTGATATTACCTATCAGGCAGTCCAATTTGATATTTCAGATGAACAAATGATTAACCAGGTTGCAGTAACACGCACCGGCGGTATTACGCAAGTTGCCAGTGATGCGGCATCAATAAATGATTACTTTAAACATAGCAGGGTAAGAAGCGGCATTATGGAAACCGATTTAGAAGCTGAAAATCAAGCATTAACAATTATTGCTTCCCGAAAAGAGCAGGGTGTTAATATCCAGTTGAACTCACTTAAAGTAGATGCCTTTGGTACAGATGACCCATCAAGAACAGTTGCCGCTTTAAATTTGGATGTTTTTGACCCAATACAGGTAACTCAAACATTTCCTAATGGCAATGTGGTATCAGATACCCTAATTGGTGGGGTGGAGTATCAGATAACCCCTAGAAGTTTTATGGTGACTTTTTCATGCGCCCAACCCTTTGCGGTGGGTTTTTTGCTAGACTCTAGCGTTGATGGAATTTTAGATGAAGATTTTATTACTTATTAGGAGTGTGTAGATGGCAACCTTTGTAACCGGTCAAGTCTTAACGGCGGCTCAAATGAACAGCATCGCCAATCTTACTGTTAGGGGTGTATCAACAACCAGCGATACCTTTGTCCTTGCGGATGCTGATAATAAATTGATTACTTATTCAAATACAGGTACTACAACAATTACAATACCACCAGAGAGTTCAGTGGCCTTCACAACTGGATCAGTAATAAATGTTATTAAAATTGGTGCAGCTGGCACTGTAAGCATTATTCAAGGTGCTGGCGTAACTGTTGCATCTGCCGGCGCAACATCAACAAATCCAACAATAACAACTACTTTTGCAGCCGCAAGTTGTATCAAAGTTGGTGCAGATAGTTGGTATGTGGTAGGCCGAATAGCCTAATATGTCAAGCACAATTTTAGGGATCATTGCTAGTAGTGGTAGTGCAGCACCAGTTGTATTTCCTATTATTGTTGCACACGATACTACACCATTTGTTAGTGCCTACCCTTGGTCACCTGGCTTTGGTACAAAGTATGCAAACCCAGCATCATTGCCGCCTGGTAATGGTAGGGCAGTAGATTTTAATTTAGATGGTACAAATTTAGCAATGGCAAGTGCAACAACGCCATTTATTGTGGGTTATTCTTGGTCAACAGGCTTTGGTAGTAAATATGCTAATCCTGCAACATTGCCAGCTGGTCAGGGTACTGATATTCATATTAGTAAAAATGGTGCATCAGTAGTTATATCACATTTAACTACACCAAGAGTTAGTGCTTATCCATGGTCAGCAAGTGGTATTGGTACGAAGTATGCTAATCCTGCAACATTACCCGTAGATGATTCTTTAACCGCACAGTTTAGTCCGGATAATGCTTATGTTGCCGTTGGTTTTAGTACATCACCTAGAATACATGTTTATCCTTGGTCACCTGGCTTTGGTACAAAATTGGCTAATCCTGCAACATTGCCTGTTGATAGTGTTACAGGTGTTGAATGGAGTCCTAATAATTCATCAATTGCAGTATCTGTTAGTGGCCTTACACCTTATCAGGCCGCCTATCCTTGGTCGGCAGGCTTTGGCACAAAATATGCTGATCCAGCCACACTTCCAGCCGGCAATGCTAATGCTATTTCATTTATTTCTGATAGTTCAGCAATTGCTTTTGCACACGAAACTTCACCATTCATAACCGCCTATCCTTGGTCACCTGGTTATGGTACAAAGTATGCAAATCCAGGCACGCTTCCTACCGGTATTGGTAGAGATCTTGAGTTTAGTAATAATGGCGCATCAATCGCTGTTGTTCACGAAACTTCACCATTTGTAACTGCATATCCTTGGTCGGCAGGATTTGGCACTAAGTATGCAAACCCAGCCACACTTCCTACTGGCAGAGGTTTTGGCGTTTTTCTATAATATAACTACTAACAAAGGAATAAATAAATGACAGATGCACCTATCACGCCGCTTCAAGCAAGAATTGATGAAGTAGCACAATATGAAAAAAACATTGCATTGTATAAATCAATGTTGAACAATCTACCAACTGAGTGGCCATCACGACTAGAGCAATACAAAGGTGTCACCGATAAACATGCTGTAATTGGAAAGATTGCGGATTTAGATGATGTTGAGTTATTGTCTGATTTATGGGCGGCAGAAGATTGTGCCAAAGCAATTAGAACTGAAACTTTAGAAAAGCGCAAAGCTGAGGCAATTTTAACAGTTCTAAAAGCATCTAAATAACTTTGTATGTATGGCAAAAATTATAGAACTCACTAGCCCTAATGGATGGCCGGCTAGTGAGGATCGTAAGGCATTGGGCATTGAAACTTTTACAGTGCCAGGCACAAAGATTAGGTTCGCA